CTATATTGACCGAATAAATCTTCTCCCATCTTTGCATCAGGAGCAGCAAGTTCCCATGGGTTACCTCCAAATCTGGTATACTGCTGAGCAGTATCCATTAGACCCATTTTTGCTGCCTCTATCTGGGGTGCATCTCTGGTAAACTGTGTCTGGAATGTTGTGCCACTAGGGCTTTCGCCGCCACCAAAACTCATAATTTTCTCCTATATGCGTTCGCAAAATGTTCCATACCTAGTCGCTTTGCCATCGCATCAAATTTTTTTATAGCTTTATCGGAAAGGCGTGGCTCAAATAACACTTCAACTGCATTATTTATCTTCGCCCAGTCCATAAATTTTTTCATCATAAATATTCCTGTCATTCCTTTTCGTTCCGAAGGTACTACATATAGATCCAGTTCCCTCGCAAATTTTTCATGGCTAAATGAATACTCCAGGAGCCTTCCAGCCATGAACCCAATCTTCTCTTCATCCTTTTCAACCACGATCGCAAAATAATTCGGATCGCTTAAAGCAGTGTTGATGTATCCTTTTACCTTATCATCACTGTATTCAACCTCACTCCAGTCTGACTCCTTGTGGTGTTTCTTGGATACATTCATCATCCACTTAAAGTCGTTAGGTTCCAAGAACCTCCATTTCACTATCTATTACCCTTTCCACCTCTGTCTTTATATTTTTTCTTTTTGTCTTTTTTAATATGTTCCTCTGCTGCTTTTTTAACTTTAGCTTTAGCATCTTTAGCTGTTTTAGATTTACCAGCCATATATGTTCCAGCAGCACCAACCATTGCTCCTGTTATCATACCTTCTTTAAGACCAGACTTATAAGTTCCAGGTTGTTTTTTTATACCTCTTACTCCAGCTAGTGTTGCTCTTCTATTTAAAAAAGTTTCACCAGTTTTAGCATCTTTACGATATCTAGGAGTTGTTTTTGGTCTAGGTTTTGGTTTAGGCTTTGGTTTAGGTTTAATTCTACCTATTCTTGTCAAATATTTTGATACCACTATACTACCTCACTCATGGTCTCTGATTCCGGATCCAGCATGTTCATCATGCCGTACATTTTTCTAGCTCCTTCGTAGCGATCTCCATTACCAAGGTTTTCTACAGCCTTTGCTGTCATTACAAACTCACCGTCTGATAATTTTGCATCAATTGAGTCTGATGTTCCAGTTCCCGGTCCACTGACGCCGCCACCATTTTCCAATGATGCTATGCCACCTTTATTCCAGAATCCGCCTCCAGTATACCACGGATTATACATTTCCCCTTCAACCATGTCTTCAGGTACTCCGTACATCCACGCTAATTCTTTTCTTCTTTTCTCTTTGTTTCTTCTCCAAGCTTTTCTTGCTCTTTCTTCCTGTGTATCCATGTATTCTCCAAGTGCTCCTGCACCTTGAGATACCATTGTAGGAATCCAGTCAGCTTTCACCTGAGGGTCAGTCGTAAGTATTCCGTGTTCTCCTAGTGTTGCTTCTCCTGGAATTGTTTTGGTAAATATATCCGCAGTTAATTTCTCTGGTCCTCCAGCCACGAAGTCCGGCAATCGTTTTCCTCCTGCCGCATTTATCATTCTAGAAGGGTGTTCGTATCCTGGTAATTGAACATCTAGTCCACTACTTGGCGCTGTTAATATGTCCCAAGCAGATACTTTTCCAGGTTCAACTCCCTTTGCATAATGGGATAAAACAGGTTTAAAGGAACTTTTTGGAATTGGAGTTCCAAAAGCTTCTTTCATGTAGTTTTGTTCCATTTGCTGCCAAGGAGGAATTTCTGGTGCTCTAGTCATAACAGGTTCTACTCCTCTTGGTAATCTATTCCAATCAGCTGCTGTTCTTGCGGCACTCATGTAGGAGAACGGTAATGACGCTATTCCTGAATACATCGCCTGTTTTCCAGGGTCCTCTGCTCCAGTTAGTAAGCCAGTTCCATATCCTAACAAGGATTGTTTCAAGGCGTTCGCCGCCATTGGGTTCATGCCTCCAAACAAATTACCTAGTCCAAGTCCTCCGAGTGCTCCCTTAGAAGCAAACATTCCGCCTATGCCAGGAACCGCCATGCTCAGCGCCATAGGCGCAAGCATTTGCATCACAGGGTTCTTCATTAATTTACTTAGGAATCCCATGTTATGTTAGTTCCCTATTGTAGTAATCAGTCCATTGATCAATTAAAGGACCTGGATTTTTCGTGTTAAGAAGTATTCTTTTAATGTCTTGCCATAAGCCTGCCGTTTCCTGTTCTTGCAGTGATCCTATTCCTCTCATCCTTGGATTGGGATGTTTTTTTTCTGGATAATATGGATTAGTAAAGGTGTCTGATTGACCATAAGGTGGATCGCCATACCGGCGCTGTAAGTGACGTTCCCGTTGTAGTTCTTCAGGTACTCTCATTTGTTGCCAATAACCATGTGATGGCTGTCCAGAACCTCCATAAGGTCTTCCCTGATTTTGTTGAGCGTTAAAATCTCCAGGATATCTTACGTCTAAAGTATTAGGATAACCAGGAGAATTTCCTTCATATGTTGTTGGCCAATTTGACATAATAGAATCTAATCTATCATCAAAACCACCTAATGGTGCTTCTACAAATTCACCATCACTTCTATAAAATCCTTCACCTAGATCATTAGTATCAACACTGCCCGGAACTGTTCCATATTCCAATTTATTAGTGTTAGGGTCTACTGTTCTAAAAATTGCATCATCATAAACTCCACCATACATTTCATTAAATGAATTAGGACCTATAGAACCTTCTGAAAAAATTGTTCTTTGACGTGGAACACCTTCTAGATATCCGTATTCGTCTAAATCTTCAAATCTACGAGCATCCTCCGTTCTTCTCCAAGTACCACGAATTGATGCATCTTCAGGGGAACCAAAAAAATTTTCTTCTCTACCAGGTTCCATATGAGAATATCTAAATGATAAATCAGGTCTTCCTAACATATTTAGATTAGTAAAAGACTCTGGTCTTCTCAATGATTCTATTCCTTCACTTCTTCCTCTCATTCTTGGATTGGGATGTTGTCCAGTAGGTCTTCCCCCAAAAATATCTCTATCAGCCATTACGAACTCCCTCCTAATATATCTGGTAATTTATTCACGTTAATTGCAACGTCCCTCCTTATATCATTTTTTGTTGTGTCGGTTGCAGGGTTATTGATGTCGGATTCTGCTTCTTGTTCATTAGCATATACCTTCCCTGTGGATGCGTGCTTGATTGTGGAAGTTGTTTCCACGTCAGGTGCTGGAGTCGTTGTCTTTCCAGCGAGCACGGTAATATTATCGTTTATAGCCATTTTTTCTCCTTAATGCAATAATTAACTTATCTCTAACACACTTAGAATAACATGTAAATCGCCACCATTCTCAGCATGTACCTTCAGAACCTCTGATTCCTTCAGTACGACAGGGGATGTTGAAAAGGAATAGCTGTTGAATAGCTCTTCCGATGTGCCTTTTTGTATGTTTCTATTTGTCTCCAGTGTATAACTCACACTGTCGGTGTCAACAATAAAAGCCCTGATTTTACAGTCAGTTTCCTCATCTATGTTTGTCACGCGTAGTGACTTGATGATCGCAGTCGTCTCTGATCCTACTGTATAAAGAGTAGTCAGCTCACTTGTTGTCAGAATAGTCTTATAATTTGTATATACGTTAGCCATTTACCCTAAAAACCATGATACAGCTTCATCCTCATCTCGAAGTGGCTCAGAAGTGTACGTGTTGTTGAGAGCAAAAATCAATTGCTCTAATGTTTGAATCATTTGTGCCATTTGTGACTGGTCATATTCCGGTGTCGCGTGCGGTAATAGTGGTACTGTTATCTTTGCCATTCTAACCTCTCATTCCGTCTGGTTTGCCATCAAAACGCATTGTGCCATAACGCCAATTGTCACTGGTCGCATCACTCGATACGCGCAATGCAAGTTGTCTTCCACGTATTCGTACATCCTGTTTTTCCGTCGAAGTTGCAATTGCATATGGTCCGTGTGTTGTTTGTGTCGTTGCTGGATAAGAGCGTGACTTAACAGTTATATCAACATTTCCCACCTGATTCTTAAAGTCAGGAATGAAACGAGCAATAGACATAAACTGATCACCATCTCCAATATCAATGTCACCTGATTCAATATACGCTGTTATTGCTGATCCTGCATCATCTACACCTTTTTCCTGTGCATAGACAAATGTTCTACCTGCTTTGTTGCCATAAATAGTTGAAATAGTTGATGTTGTATCATCTGAATCAAATTCTGTTGCATACGGATTTGGATAAACACCTCTATCAGCCCACGTACTTCGTGAAAGCGTTCCAGTATGCCATAATTGTTCCGCATAATTAAATGTTACGTGCCGATCTATTTGTAGTGAATCTGCTGATGGATAAAACCATGTAACTTCATTAAAATCTGAATTCGATGAACAAAAAACTTCATTAAATGCATTCTTGTTAATGTCATCAAACACATAATCCTGCACTGTGCATGGAATCTTTTTAACCGCACCGTCAAAGGTAAAGAATGAATCATTACCCATCCAATAAGTTATACCACTAATATCAATAGAGGCATCAATACCTACGGCTCCACAGTTGTCGCCTAACTGCTTGAATCCAAAAGTAAAAGGAGGACCAATAAATTGCATTTGGTATAATGCGGTATCAGTCCAAATAAGAATTGCACCTCTGGATCTAACTGCTGAATTAATTTTATTTCCTGCAGTAAGTCTTTGTGATCCAGCCGTATTGGTAGCGGTTGGTGTCCATGTGTTTATAGTTTCTTGATCAGACCAACGTATAAACATATTATCTTGTGTAGTTGTTGTTCCAATTGTTGTCTCTGTTCCAAAACAAATAACATGACGATCATCACCGGATACTAACATAAATCTAGATTTAGTTGGTGCGGCAGAAACACTTGTTGTCGCCGCTACATTACTTGATAATCCAGAAGATGTGTCCCAGTAATATAATCCACCGTCAAATTTCTGTGCCAGAACATCTTCACCCCAGTTATCAAGTGCCCAATTTTCTGCTACTAATTTAACAGCTTGAGCGCCTGTTAATCCCTCACGTGTAACATTAAACGTTCCTTTATCAGAATCACCTGTTGAATCCCAAACACTAGCACCCCATCCATATCCATAGATTGATGTTGCCGGTCCTGAATTTATTTGATAAGTCGCTGTTGCCGTGGCACCCGTCGCTGTAGATGTTGCCGCAGCTGGTGATTCAATTGTAT